TTTATACCAATCAAATATATTATAACCAGAAATAGGTTCTACTGCAATATGTTTATCTTGAAAAGATATCAATTTACCCGAAGAACCAGTATCATGTACTAGGGTATATGGTGTTTCACTTACCTTTAATTTAAATAATAAATTTTCTTTCTCTAAGTTTCTAGTAAATAATAAATTCCATCTGTTCTCATATGGAACAGAAGACAATTTATATTTTGCTTCTACAAAATTAGAAGCATATTCAGTATTCATGTGATAACTATTTACTTGACTTCCGGGAAATCCAAAACTTAAATCTATTACTTTATCATATTCACCAGTCATTTTATAGCACTCAGAAACACAATTACCTATACCAGAAAAAATTTCAATTGGTTCAACGTAATCTATATTGTTAAATGTATCTGAGTATTCAGAAAGAACAGGCCAGTAAATCTCATGACCAAGATCTTTATAGAACTTAGCAATCGGCAAACATATAAGAATATCACCGAGTCTACCCGGCTGTATGATTAAAATTTTCATCACTAACCAATAATATAGTAAATCAAGACTTAGCTGGAACTGGTAGTCCCAAACGTTCTCGAACTTCATCAACATCAAAATTGTTTTCGGCTCTTCGCTTGAAAACTTCACCATCTACACCGTAGTAAGATTCATTTCTTTTGTGTAGATCGTCTGCATTTTCGTGATTACCGGGAATCCACTCATGTCTTGCAATGATCATCTCACATACTGCAAGTTTACCCAATATACCACAAAGTCGAGTTTGTTCATCATCACAATAAAGAGATGTGTAATCTGGGTGATAACAATGTCCAATCGCCTTGTACAACTTCCAACCAAGACAAGGTAATGTCATCAAAGCGTCATTACGAAGCCCGTCGTTGAATTTGATTGCACCATCGTAATTAGGAAAAACCTCAGCAAATCCCTGTGCAATAATTGAATCGTAATTCATTGCAGCAGGAATCATATCGTCAGATGTAACGAGTAGCACATCACCATCCTCATCCTCTAAATCTGCATTACATGCTTCGACTTTACTCTTCGAATGACCATAGCGATATACAAGATCCACAGACTTCCGGGTTTCTTCAAACCACTCTCGCATTTCGTCATTGTTCATTGTCTCATCATCTAGATCACAAGTTATCACAAAACGAACTTCATTTTCTCCAGATAGAAAGTCGATATATTTCTGGAGTACAGTTTTAAATTTTTCGGGACGACTTCTTGTCGCCATCTTCACAATAAGTTTCATAGTAAATTACCTTCTTCCTATATGATATTTAGGAACTAATTCCCATTCTTCCTTTTGTTTATGAGGAATTATTTTAATCTGGGCCATACTTGCTAATGGCTCTATATCATCATCCAGTATAGTAACTAATCCCCACTCTTCAAGTAATTTACATATTTTATTTCTTCTTGCGATATCGCTTTCTGATATATCACTTTCTAGACCATCTAAAATAAAAAACTCCTTGAAGTGTAAAATAGCGTATTTACCTCTCTTGTGTAATATATGACAAGATTGATATAACTTTTTTTCCTTTCTGGACGAGACACCTATTCGAGTAAGTGTTTCTCTAATTTTAAGGAAGTCTTCGGGTGACTTTAGTTCAATCTCCACCCCAAGTCCATCAAATACATCATTTTCATCCATAACTATGAGTCCCTATAAAATCGCAGACTCATATATTTAGGTTTTTGGTGTTTTAACGGACATTCCGTACATATCTCGTATCGTTTTGACCCCTTCAGATCCCAAAACAGCGAGTGCTTCCTTTGCCTTTATGTCAGAATAGTTATAGTGAAACTTAATCCACTCAAGATCATCCGAAGATTCTTCCTTTATCCAACGACTAAATCTCTTTCGCTTTCTTACAGAATTGACGTAGTAATCATATTGCATTTTATTGTCAATATGATAATTCATGTTCATTTCGTTGCTGTATAGAATAGTATCAGTAAAATACGAGAGACAACGATTCACCACGAAAGGAGGATACAGACGCTCACAATTACTGTCAGCGTCCATAAGGTTCTCCTTTGTGTCATTGATCGACTTTAGAAAATCTTTCAATTGCATCAATCACTATCCCGTACTACTAGCAGTTGATCAAACGGAACCAAATCATATGGTACATCATCAAACTTGTAATGTCCAACTGCAGAATCCAACCTCCAACAAACCCAGTCTCCAACATCAAGACCCGGTAGGGTTACATCAGGTCCGATAGAATGAACCTCACTCCAAACATTAACATTAGCACCGTCTAGTTGACTTTCACGGTAAATGATACCATGTTCATTTTCATATTCATGACGCTGCAAGTCAGTTTTTACCACAACATTAATACCCAAGGCTTTTAAGTCTTTCATTTGAATTCACACCTCATCATAAGTTCAACAACACACGCGACAAAATTAATTTCCTGATCTGATACAAAGGCTGCTTTGTACTGATACTCTGCGATAATTAGAATCGCTTCTGGTATAGAGTTCTTTTCTAGACTCTCGTACATAGTATCATAAATTTTTCTGAACATCTCGGGAGGTGAATTATCTAGGTTAGAGACAATCCACTTACGAGCTTCCGTAAAATTCTTGTCTTTCATTGCGTTCACGAGATCCTGAATCTTGATGCTCTCGAAGTTGGAAAGAATACCAACATCAATCTGACCAGATACAGAATACCTCTGAATTTCATTTAGCATTCTCCGGATATCGGGAAAGTGCTTCATGATGAGTTTAACAAGAACTTCATTATCGAAAGGTATCGACTCAGTGTCCAGAATAAACTTAATTCTATCCATCATGGACTTTGCTAGAAAAGGTTTTTCTGCGGAGGGGATAGAAAACTCGATGTTTGTACACCGAGAATGGATTGGTGCAATAATTCGATTCTTGTAGTTGCAAGTAAGAATAAATCTACAGTTACCCGCAAACTCCTCGATCGCACCTCGCAACGCTGGCTGAATTGAGTTTGCATTAGAATAATCAAACTCATCCAGAATTACAACTTTTTGATTCCCGTTGAGAGATACAGTGCTAGCAAAATCTCGAATCTTAACACGAAGAGTATCAATGTTTCGATCTTCTGAGCAGTTAATTAGAATGTACTCTGCATTTAGATCATTACACAATGCTCGTGCCACACTAGTCTTACCTGTACCAGCAGAACCCGACAGCAAAATATTTTGTGCGACTCCGCTCTTGACCATTTCTAGAAAAGTATTTTTCAGATCGGTCGGTAGAATACAATCTTCAATTGTCTTTGGTCGATACTTCTCTACGAATAGATCCATCAGACAGATGCTCCAGTAGTAACAGAATCCATAGTATAAGAACTAGTTGATTCTAGTGCAACCCAATAAGTCAAATCAATTCCATCAGCATTAACAAATTCACTGACGATTTTTTCTGCAATGTTCACAGTATAAGAACCGGGAATAAAGCGAAGATTTTCGATATTGTAATCGAAGTTAAAAACTGCACCTTCTTCGAAATCAACATTCTCAATTTCAATTGAGTAAGTATTACTTCCCTTGTTACCCTTATCATAGAGAGTAGCAGTTACTTCAGAACCATCAGACTTGATGGTTAGATCTGTAAGACCAAGAACAGAACCAGCCTTCTTCAGTTCATTAAAAGATGAGTCCTCTAGGGTCAAAGAAACTACCGAAGAAGGCATCTTGACATCCTTAGTAGGAACTGTAAGTAGAGTTGGTTCGGAATAAAAATACTTAACCCTAGACTTACCACCATTAGAAATAGTGACAAACTTCTCATGAAAATCGAAGTCTGGGTCATCAAACAGAGAGACCGTACCAAGGAAACTAGTCAGATCCCAAATACCAAATTCAACAGGAAATTGTTCACTAACCGTGGCTTTTGCCATAACATTCTTTGCACCAGTCAAAGTCTTGACTACATTTCCGGGACTGATAAGAATGTTAGAATTCAGGTCACGGAAGTTTTTCAGAATCGAAAGTGTTTCTCTAGAAATATGCATCAATTGCTCCATTTTGTATCTTCTAGTTCGTCCATCATATCAAATATACTATCTTTGTCAACACTACCACTAGCTAAATCATGTAAAATATCCTTAGTTTGATGTCTCTTAGATTTACTTTCTCTCCTTTCACTTGATCTAGTTGCCTTTTTGTGTGTTTTATCTTCAAAAAATCTTTTAGTCTTCTTCTTCATAATTCAACCCATATGTGAATAGAGTTATTTTCTATTCTTTTGTATAAAACGCCACTGGATGTATCGAACCACTCATCACCCAGTTCTGCATGGAAAGGCTCAGCACTAGACTCATACAGAACCGATCTATCTGATAACGATAACCATCCAGCCTTTTCTCCCAAACTAGGAGACAATCCCTCAATCTTTTTAGATGCAATATATGTTTTACTTTCGTAGTAAACAACATCACCAACTGTATAGCAAATCACATTTCCGGATGCACGTTTTGCCTTAAAGTCTCCGATAAAATTAAAATTAGTTATTTTCATGAAGTGACCCTAACCAAAATTGTAGTATCGTTAAATCTCCCCGTCGCTTCCCTAGATTTTGTCTTGCACCCAATCAACTCACCTCGAATATTGGCAGGTCCGATCTCCGAGAATCTAGGGATCATCTTATCTGCAGTCCTTCCAATCTTTTTCACGAAGGACTTTTCAGAATTAAAATTCTGCAGAGTAGTTCCCTTAATTCCAAATGAACTATCGGTTTCATAATAAAATGCGTCACCAGTTTTTGTATTGTATGCCACAAAAGACTTACAGTCCAAAATCTTGACAGGATCAAAAGAATTTACCAGAACATTTCCAAACATCGAATTGTCCATATACTTCAATGTCTTGACAATATCCTCTGGTTTCTTGACCTTCTTCTTTTTGGTGATCTTGGAGTATGAAGCAAAGTCATCGCAAATGTCAGAGACAAATTGATAAAGTTTCTTCAGTTTACTCGGACTGAGGAAATCATAACCCTCAACCAAATCCGGATCTTTATGATCTATCGCTTCACCCAACTCATCCTTGAGGTTAGTAAACCACTGTGCGATATACTTTGCCTCAGACTTTTTAATTTTGTATGTTTTAAGAAGATTCATCAATCTCTTCTTTTTGTTGTAGTCGTTGTTTTTCAAATTCACGATGTATCCATCGATCCATGATTCCACATGTTCCGCTACTTCTTCTGCTTCTTTTGTTACTCTTGTTCCTAGTTTAGTCATTGTTTTTCCTAAAGACATATACTGGTTCATATTTATAATATTTGCCTTCTACCATGCAGTAGTTTTTACACTTAGGCTTACCATCGTCCCCAACTCTGTTTTGTCCGGGCATTCCCTCCATAGCCATCTTTAACTTATCAACGTAAACTAATCCATTTTGTTCTACAAACTTTCTAGAATCTTCTTCTAGGGGAAGGTATTCTCCCTTGATTAGAATATCTGCTATATTCCACAGAAGATATCCACCACATTTTAGCATATCACAACACGTTTGTAAAGTAGGTTTTAGGAAACCATCTCGCCACGACTCATATGTGCTGCCATATTTTTTGTAAGATTGGTTCTCGTCTTCACTATATGCCTCCCGATTAAAGTAAGGAGGTGAAGTAAATACAAGATCTATGTCACCAAGATGCTTCAGGAAGTCTTCATTTTTGCCTATTTCTTCTGAACCGAGTCGGTAAAGCTCGTAACTATTTGTGTGGGAGAAGAATGAATTTCCTCTGTACGTCTTAGAGTTATAAAAATGTGCCACACGCGAGTAACGAGAAGTTCCATCAGGGAAGAAATTATCAGGATTGGGGTCAGTACCGATATAGTGAACATTACGGTTGTCCCGAACAGACATAGCACCCAAAATCCTACCACCCCATCCAGCAGAAGGGTCGTAAATTTTAATTTGTTTTTTACTTGGTTTAGTAAATCGCTCATATAAGTATTTAGCAGTTCCCGGTGGAAAATTTACTGCTGGCTGAATGTAACCAATTCTAAATGCCTTAAATCCAACCGGAAAAATTTTACCACCCCGTTTATAGATACGAATCGAATACACCCGATCGTCTGACATATTTTCAATGTCAAAGGTAGAGTGGTGTCTGTACTTTAACCAACCCATATCCTTATACTCTGATACCTGATCTGCCGTGAGTTGCAATATATCAGATTGCTTAACTTGATTGTAACTACTACTCAACCCATCTCGAACCTTAACCTCTTCCAAGAAGAAATCTCTATCTCCGAATATTTCAGGTCTAGTAAAAAATGATTGTATCCAATCAGTTGCCCCAGAAACAGAGATGACAGAAACCTTTCTATTATCCTTCAGTGCGGAAACGGCATGGTCATAAAAGGAGTCGCGTCTGAAATGACGCAAGCTCCCCTTATAGACCTGATCAAGTCGGTTAGGATCTGATACCAGATCATAAATGGAATATCCATTGTCTGTATCAGTATAATTGATTCTGGTCTTGAACATATTCTCAAAGAATTGATCAACTTCAGATCCTATCCGAGACTTGTTTATAATCACATCACCCTCAGAGGTCCCCAGTTCGTCTGTGTGCTCATACTTACTAACAGGAAAGGTCTCCAGTAGATTCCACTTTTTAATTATGTCATCTATAGACTTTCCAGTTCTAGGAGGACACCCGTGGTTATCCCAGATATCAGTAAACGCCTTTCGCATTTTGATAACCCAATCCCTAAACTGATTGGGTGTCATCTCTAAAAGATGTTCAAAATTTACATTTACATCACTATTAATAATATGATCATTGCGTTCGTACATTCTATCCTCCTACATTCCAAAACAAAGCACCCGGACTAGCATACTTTTTCATGAATTCCCACGCTTTCGCGTCGTATGTTGGTGCTGATGGGAATGGGGGCAAGACTTTTGTTGGTTTGTTGAATGGGTAGGGGGACTCATACGTCTTTGCTCTTCCATATGAGCCACGATGTCCCACACGCACACAATGAAACTCGGCGCTTGGCCATGCGATCTGTAATCCTCTCGTGAGTGTTCCACTTGATCCTACGCTCCAGACTTCAGTTGGTCTAATATCCATACTACCAGCAACCCTAACGATGGAAGAGATAACAGAAGGATGGTCAAAACCAATAGGAAGTAATCTACGGCGAATTGGATCTTCTGCAACATAATCTCGTGCTCGTTTTTCTGTTACACTAAGCATCCCGTTTGGGATCCAGTGAATTATAGCACCAAGTTCCTCCGCACGCAACTGATAAGAATGTAAATTTTTTCTGTCTCGTTTTGCCATAAACAAAACAGACTTCTTACCATAATTGTTGCACAAACAAGTAAGAGAAATCTGTGCGTACCCAGTTGCGGGCGAACTCCCATATACCCATTCTTCTACCTCCGGATTTGATTGTATAATAAAGTCTGCAAATCTAACCTTAGACCCACCACCCAATAGATCATCACGAACAACATTGAATCCGTGATAATGCTGAATAACTGGCTCTGGGTTGGGATCCCTCCAGTCACCTATATCAAATAGATCTTCTTCGAATAGGGATGGACTCATTTTAATCTACTAAAATTATTCTTCTTATAAAAAGTTAAACTATTATTAAAACGATCTGCTAGTTGATCACTCTTGTGTGTTATGACAAAAATATTACTTTCGGTAGACAGATCCCTAAGAACTTTCATGAGATCATCCACACCAACAGAGTCTAGAGACGAATCGAATATCTCATCTAGTATTAATAAATTACAGTGAGCACTATTTTTTATCTTTGCAATCTTTCTCCAAGCAAGAAGAATTGCCAGATCAATTCTAGATTTTTCACCTTCACTAAAATTCATGTAACTAAAGGTATCCCTGTGTCTACTTTTAATCTCTTCGTTGAATTCTTCATCTAATGAAAAGGAAACGAAGAAATTCATATGAGTAAGATATTTATTTATGATCTCGTTAATTACAGGCAAGTAATTTTTTATAATTTTTGATTTTATACCGGAGTCTTTGAGTAATAAAAACAACACATCTAGATTTGACTTCAATTCTTTCTGTCTTACTATTCTCTCTTTGTGTGTATATAAATCAGATTCATAATTTTTCTTTTTTCCTTCACACTCTAATATGTTCTCATCAAAGCTACTTGATTCATTTTCAGATTCTAGTAGAGAAGTCATATACTTATTAGCAGCATTTATTTCACTATTCTTTTCTCGTATCGACTGCTCTATATTTTTACTAACTAAAAATTTCTGTTTCAATTCATCTAAAGAACTTTTCAATTCAGTGTAATCATTTTTAAAAGAGGTTATACTAGATTCTATTTCATCTTTAGATTCATTTAGATCAGATATTTTATCTCTTTTAAACTCTTCCGTAATTTCCTGACTACATGTTGGACAGACGCTGTTGTCGTCATAGAATGAAATAGAACTGATAGCCTTTTTCTTATCCTTTATCAAATTAACAATAGAACTTTCAAATTTACCCAGTTTATTCTCTACCGTTTTCTGTTCACTTTCTACCTCAGAATACGGCAACAAAGAATCGGTTAACTGCGATAGTTCTTCATTGAAGATTTTTATTTCATTCTTTAGTTTTTCTACCTTGTTCGTTAGGTTAGAGGCACTTTCACTTTTCTTATCCGAAAACGATTTAATAGTTTGTTCCTGAACTTCTATCTTTTCGGTTAGAACTTCCATTTTATTTTCTAACTCTCGAACTTGATTTTTTGTCATGGACAATTTAGCTTTGATAATTTGGTTCATCGCACTGAATATATTGATGTCTAAAATATCTTCGATCACTTCTCTTCTATCCGCAGCAGAAAGTTGCATAAAGGGAACAAATGAAGAACTACCAAGAGTTACAATCTGAGTGAACGACTTGTAATTCATTTTTAAGATCTGCTCTTCTAAAAGTTTTTGGTAATCTTTAGCCTTTGCAGACTGCTGCAGTAGTTCCCCATTTTTGTGAATCTCAAATTTCTTAGGTTTTAATCCACGAACAATTTCATATGCATCACCATAAATTTCAAATGTTAAATGTACAACACAATTTTTATTGTTCATTGTGTTAATGAGTTGAGGTATGTTTATCTTTCTGAATGGTTTACCAAACAAAGCAAACGTAATAGAATCTAAAAGAGCATATGATTTACCATGACCGTTTGATCCAGAAACTAGAGTCATGTTGTCACTACAAAAATCTATCTCAGTAAAATAATTACCAAAAGAACCGAAGTTTTTAAATTTAACAGTTTTAAATTTTATCATTTGTCAACTTTAATACTCTTCAACTCCCCGCTGCCCGACATAGACTTAAATTTTGAACTGCGTTTAATCTGGTTTTCTGATACTTTGACTGGTTTCTTGTTTAGTATTTTTGGAGGTCCCGAAGATTGCTTGGGTAAGGATGTTGGTGTTACTCCCGAGCTTCTCTTTTTACCACAACCACAACCCTTCTTTTCCTTATCGGGCTTCATAGGTTTATCCTCCGGAACGATTGGATAGAATAAAATTTCTTCTCCCACTTCTATATCTTTGATTGCTCTAACAGTCACAATACCAAAACGATGATCGTGTTGATATACTGCATTGTTTTCCGGATACGAACCGTATGATGTAAAGTTTCCTCCGACTAAATACAAAGAAGTTTTCTTTGTTGTCATATCATATGAAGTAACTAAACCATCAAGCAGTTTTTCATCTGCATTCTTGGATTCGTACATTTCTTCCAAAGTAGAAGATATTTTTTTAGTTGCACACTCTTCTATGACCTGACCCATTTTAAATCTTTGAGTTGCAACTACAACATAACCGTTTTTAGTGCCTTTAATTTTACATCCCTTTGATATAAAATCACTGTAATAAAAATCACCGTCGTTCATTGGTCTAAAGCCTCCAAATATATTTCATTTGCTAATTTTTTAAGGACACTACTATTTATGTCCAATTCCAGATTATCTATCTCTTCGTTTATAATAGTCAAAGTATCCTTAGACAAATCAACAGGATCTGCATCTCTATTATCCATTGATATGTCTTCTATTATAGTAAATTCATATGGATTTTGATGTTCTATGTTTGTAATTTTTTCATCAACTACTTTTCTTACACAATCCGATGTTACAATCAATTTAACATATTTGTTAGCGAATTTACTATAGTCTAATATGCTATCGTTTGGGTTTACCGAATAAAACATTCTATCTGGATTTTCAATGAATTCAATCTCTCTAGTTTCAGTATCTAAAACATGAAACCCCTTGGTGTCATTCATATCAGAAAATGTAATTTCGTATTGAGTGCCTAAATATTGAACATTATTATTTGATGACTTATTGTGAAAGTGTCCACTAAGAACCGTTTCAAATCTGGACAAAAACGCATCTTCCATACCACCAGAGAATTTGACACCCCTAAGAACTTCATAATTATTAAGTTCAAAATGTCCACACAAAATGGGACATGCACAGTTTTGTATAAAATCTAGAACAGAATTTTTATTCTGTGGACATATCCAAGGAACCATCCCAACACACAAATCATCAAAATTTAAAACTTTACAATCTTCGTATAGATTGAAACACTTGTAGTGAGAAAACAATTGCTTAGGTGAATTTACCTCGTTTGTATTTCTGTAAAACGTATCATGATTTCCGAGAAGCATGTGAAGATTTACATCCATACTTTCAAGTCGATCAAAAAATCTACTCTTGACCTGTGTCAAAGTATTGAAATTCACATACTTCCTTCTATCCATCAAATCACCCAGATGGAGAACAGTATCAATTTTATTTTCTTCTATGTAAGGAAAAAATATGTTTTCAAAAAACTCAAAAAAGTAGTTTAGAAAAACAGCAGAATCATTCCTCGCACCGAAGTGGGTATCATTTAGAATCGCTATCTTCATTATTTTTAGTTTTCTTCTTTTTATCAAACTTTTCTATGTCAGTCTTAGACAGGGAAAAGTACTCAGCCAAATGCTCTTCGGGATTCTTCTCTTCCTCGAAGTTATTATTTTTCAGCCAAGAACTAAGAGTACCACTGGTATCCATATTTTTTAGCACCTTATATTTGATGAAATTCTGTTTCTTTTCTTTTTCTATTCTTCGTATAAATGCATAGTAAGTTATTTGGGTAAAATATGAAAAGGGATTTTTTGATTTTTCTGGATCAAAGTTGTGTGCATACATCAAACAGTTTTCGACTGCATCACCAATCATATCTTCTCGGAATGGGTAGTTTGCAAAGTTAGACTTAAATGACAAATGCTCTGCTATCTTCCAAAAACATTCACCTATGTATTCTGTAATTGGAGGTCGAGGATCATCTTTTAAATCTGCTTCTACTACCTTCTCTTTCCATTTACTCATTTCACTGAAAAATTTTTGATTATCTATGTAATTATTACTCATGTTTTTTCCTTGACATAATATAAACCACCTGTAAAATTCGAGTGTAACGAGTTCAAAAGAGAAATATTAATACTCTCTTGAGTCTGAACTCCAATCAGTCCAACGATTACCATAGTCGGGATGATTGATATCATTCTCGGTGCTATCTTCACTTATCTCTTCTGATGGAAAACTAAACTCAATATCATATTCAAAAGATCCTCCCGGGTGACCATTAACCAACTGATTAAGTATATCATCTAGAGTTTGTGGGGGCTCATTTGCTTGTTGAGCTTCTACTTCATCCATCATTTCATCTAACATTTTTTGAACATTGTTTTTCATTTCATTTTGAAATGTGTCAATGTTTTTTATTTCTCTTTTCTTACTCGTCAACTTTTTTTCCTTTTCCCTTTCATAAAGAGAAACTACTTCTTCAATGGGATTGTTGTACGAGAGAACTATAGTCTCAGGAATCTTAACGAACTTATCTGAACTATACGAAACCCAGTCTTTTAAGACAGTAATTTCTTTCTGCATACCACTGACAGGATCAGACATAATAATTGTCCTGAATGACATAGGAGTTTCCATGTATACTTTACCATTTTGTCTTTTTTGTATTCGGGTGATTAATTCATCACCGGTGTTTAATTTTAGGATGCGGTAAATTGAACTCATTGTCATCTCCTCATACCTTTATTCTTTTCAGTGTGTAATTAAACTTCTCATTATTATATATTCGTACACGCTCATCTAAATGTTTCATAGTATGATTAGTATAACTTTTATATGAAAGATCATCTGAAATATCATACACTTTAGTTTTACCCTTTCCTTTTGCCTTTCTAAGTCCTCTACCTATTGATTGGAGAACACGAATGACAGATTTTGATGGAGAAGAAAATATAACGTTTGCTATACTTGGTATATTGATACCAGTCGAACATGTTCCATACGATGCAATTAGAATTGCGTTCTGTTCTTTTTCTAAAATGGTTCTTATATGTTCTCTCTGATCGGCATCTGTACCACCATAGATGAAGAATATGTTTCTATCTGGAGCCTTCTCTTCAATCATTTGATGTAGTACTTTGCCGTGTAAATCTACAAAATTGAATAATAAAAGAGTGTTACCTTTCAGGTTCAATGTCAAATCCCGAATGAAATTATTTCGTTTTTCATTTGTGATAATAAAGTTCAGTTCGTCCTGATATGCAACTCGTTTCATTTCATTTTTGATTTCTTGTTCATAATCCAAAATGAGACATTCTATCTCCACATCAGTAAGAAGTTTCTTTTCTATTAGTTTCTTGGTTGATGTAACATTATATACCGGACCAAATAAACCTTCGATGACTAGTTTATGAGTCTGTGTACCATCCAACGTTCCGGTTGTACCAATCCTATAATGGGCGTCGGTCAACTTAGTCATAATAGATGTTAGGGACTTCGCTTTAAACAAGTGACACTCATCTCCAAATACAGCTCCGAACTGATCAAAAAACTGTTTAGGCATATTATAGAGGCTTTGCCAAGTAGATACAACTATTTTCTTGGCAGTTTCTTTTTCCTCACCAGAAAAAATTCTGTGTGTATTTGATACTACATCCCACGTACCCGCTGAGTAGTCCTCAAAGTCCTTGTAAAGCTGATTAACCAATCCAACGGTTGGAACTATGATTAATATTTTTTCGTTGTCATTTAAACGCATTATTGCGTCTCTGACTAGAATATAGATGATAAGAGACTTACCACTACCAGTAGGAGATAGTAGTAAAGACCTTTTATCTTTCATCGCCCTATAACAGGCTTTAAGTTGATGTGGATGTGGTTTTAATTTTAAGTTCAAAGATTTGATAAAGTTTCCAAACTCATCCACATTGTAATCATCCGACTCTAAAAGTTTTTCGCTGTCTACCTCTAAACTATATTTTCTATCCTTTGCAAACTTTTTGATATAGTCCAAAAGACCCACATATATGTTTCTACTGTACAAGTTAAACAGTCGTATTTGACCATCCCAAACNTTTTTCTTATATGCAGGTGTATACTGATAATTAGGAACATAAAATGTGAAGTACTGATTCAATTCTTTTGCAATTGATTTTTCNCATTCTATGAACANATTNACAGCATCTTTTTGTTTTATAANTAAATCCATCAGATACCCTGTGTAAACTTAATCCACTCAATNGCAGATTTTATGTTCCATTGTCTTCCAGTGATTATTTTTATNACTTGTTCTAGATAAGAAACTACAGAGTTTTGTAGTGATATCTTTGCTCTTAATTTTTGCAAATCAAGATCTGCGTCCATAAACATGGGAATATCAGTTTTTAATATAACATGCTCAAAGGGATCCCAGTCTTTTCTTTTTAAATCGTCATCTCCCATCTTGCCGCTGTAATATAACCACTTATCTCGTTTCATTATTTTTTCTTGAAACGATAGCTTTTCCAACTCCAATTTAGAGTTTTCGTGCATAATCAAATATTTGTTGTGTAACTGGGGAGTTTTTAACGATTCTGAATTTAAATCTGTTTCATCAATAAATATGTCTTCTTTTACCATTTCACGAAGAGATTCAATGTCCATACATTCTCCATCATACTGTTTCTAAATCATAATACGAATATCTAAAAGTCACTGAAGAAGATAGCTGAATACTATCTGCAGAAGTTGTAGTAAAGGAAAACCCGGTTAGTGATATGGGAAACATGTTGTAAAAACTAAATTTAAATTCCGGTTTATACGCACTGTTTAATATAATTAATTCACCAACCGTGGTAGATATATTACAATCATTGTACATGATTTCTTCTGTTTCTTCATTCATCGGACCCAATCTTTTGAGCCACTCATATATTTCTCTCCAACTCTCTAGTTTTTCATCAACCAAAAACGAAAGTGTTAGATCTTCAAAAATATACTTACCTGTTGCTGTTGGTATGTTAACACCAAAGGCAGTATTTAAATCTGCACTGATAAATTCAATGGAAGGAACATTCACCCCAGTAACATAATTCGACAGAATTGGAATTCTGGATGTATTAAATTTAAACTGATTTGCTGTTAGCAAATTGGAAGTGCTAGGTGTGCTACCGAGATGTCTGGGATCGTTGCTCATAATACTATTTATACAAAAAAAAGGAGCACTCCGAAGAGTGCTCCCTTTTCGTTCTTAACTGGACTATCAACCAGTTGTACCACCAGCAGCAAAACCGTGAAGGTTCTTGACTGCGAAGATGCGGTAGTACTGGTTTCCACCGATTGTACCAAGAGCTGTGCTCTCGGCGAATGGGTTGGCAACCATACCGTATCGAGTCTTGAACCCGATCTTTGGCTGGAAGGTGTCGTGATCGACAGCTCTTACCATCTGGAGTGGAACGTATGGGCAGTAGAAGAAACCTGCGTCATATGGGTTAGTACCCTTATAACCGACTACTGCGTAGTCACCATAGAGGTGACCAGCACCGACTGAACCGGCGGAGTATGGGTCAACGTAGACCTTGAACTTACCGTTGAGTGTACCAACGAAAGTGTTACCGGTATCATCTGGATCGAGTGCAACGTTCATTGCTGGTGAGATGTTGAGGAATCCACCCATTGCGAGGGCAGAAGCAACATCAGCGGTGCAGAGAACGAAGTTACCCTTACCACGACGAGTTTCCTTAGCGATCTGGTTGGCTTCACGTTCGATCTGGAACATGAGACCACGGAATCTTTCAGCACTCCAGCGACCGTCAGAGTCGGCGTAGAGGTCATAGACACCACCAGTAGCGATGTCGGCCTGACCTGCACCAAGCTTGGCGTTGGTGTAGAGAGTACGAATGACTTCGCGGTTGATTTCACTAAGAATCTCAGTGCTTAGGATGTTGGCGAGTTCAGTCTCGGCGTCGAGTCCGTGAACAGCCTTGAGGTCCTGAGCGAGTTCTGTGGTGTATTCAGCCTTGAGAGCCTTGGTCTTAGCTTCGACAGCAATTCTGTCGATCGAGAAGCCCATGTCAGCAAAGTCCTTCGCGGCTCCGGCAGCACCAGAAAGTGATTCAGCGGTGGATGTTGACATACCACGGAAGTCACCATCTTGGGTGAGAAGGTTATCCTGAGCACCATCTGAACCGAATGGAGCAGCAGAAAGACCTGCACTTGGAGAAGATGCTTCTGTAGCACCGGCGAATGGGTTAGCCTCTTGGAAGAGAGCTTCAGCACCAGCTGTACCGCCACCAAACTTGCTCTTGAGTGCAAAGATAAGACCGGTTGGAGCGGTCATTGGCTGAACACCGCAGAGATCGTATGCCATTAAGTTTGGCATAGCACGACGAACGAGGCTGATTAGGATTGGATCGTAACCAGCGAGGTTACCAGCACCACCAACCTGTGCGTTTGAGAAGTTACCACCCATGTTGTTGGCTGGCTGCTCAAGAAGCATTTGCTCGCGGAGAGCGTCTTGCTGGTTTTCGAGGAGAACAGCGGTGGTTCTCTTCTTGTGATAATCTTCGATTGTATCGAGTGAGTCGTGGTCTAGAAGTGGTGACCACTTCTCGACTAGCTCATCGTATGGGGTTGAATCGTCTTTATGTGTAAACATGTCCTATTTCTCCTTAGAAATTTTTGAAATTATTTGTTTCTGTTCTGGAAACCGATTGCTTTAGTATAAGCGTCCATGAGGGTGTCTGTACCACCATCAGTCTTTACATCTTCTGATAACATTCTAGGTGCAGATTCTTCTGTGGTTGTTTCAGAAGAAGCAACGTTACCTAAGAATGATTCTTTAACTATTTGGAGCTTTCTGTTATATTGATCGTAATCTTCAAACTCTACTGTCTCTGCTAGATGTGCAAATCTTTCAACCTCTGTGTCTGTGAGGTCTTCGCACATTGTTGCAAAGATGGATTGAGCTGCAGTTACGTTAAGAGCTTTGGTCAACTCAATGTTTCTTTCCATTTGAGTATTAAGTTGCTCTTCAAGATCTTCCTTGACTGAGTGAAGTTCTTCGACAACTTTGACCTTTTCTTCTGGCATTTCAATATAGTGAGCTTCGAAGAGTGACTTGAGACCGGAAAGGAAAGATTCAGCAATATCTGCCTGAATACCTCTTTCGATTGCAATTTGGTTGTCAGTTGTCCATTCTTCTACAACATAAGAAAGGAAGTCATCAAGTTTCTCTGAGAGATCTTCTGCAATAGTCTCAACTTGACTGTTGAGTGCATTGTCAAAAGATTCCTGCATCTCTGCTTGAATGAAATTGATTCTTTCTTCTAGTGCAGCATCAAAGACCGTGGTGAGTTTCTCCATGAGTTCTGGAGAAAGATCGTTCTCACCAAAGAGATTTGAGAGGTAGTCAGCAGAAGTGTTTTCTTTAACTTCCTCTTCCTCTCCCTCTTTCTTCTCTTTCTTCTCTTTCTTTGGAGCTGAACCACCAGCACTACCCTCAGCATCAGAAGGTTTGGCTGCGATTGTAGCCATGTTCTGTGCGGCGTCGTGAGGTGTTTCTAGAGTTCCGAGTTGAGCACCTTTACCAGTTGCGTCTTGGTAAAGTGCTGGATCGTCGAAGCCACTAGGATCTACAGTTTTAGCGGCGTCTGTTGATTCTTTAAATGAACGGAGACCCTTGTCTACGGCCTCTGCAAGTTCTTCTTTGAATGTTTCTTCGTTTGTACTCATCAATAAGCTCCTTGATGCCTTTCTGGAATATTTATAAAAACTAGATTCTTAAAAATATAAGTTGTATACTTTCATATCTTTCTTAAAAAATCTTCGAACAGTTGAGTAAACTTCTTTTCCATATCTCTGGATGAAGTTTTCTTAATTTCTTCATTGTAGTGGGAAATTTCTCTTTCTTTAAGAATACCATTATCCCAAATCCATTCCTTTCCTTCCATGATACCATCAACAAAGGCATCGGGAGCTGAGGGGTCTGCTACGATATCAACCGCAGCAAGCATAAAATCAGGTTGAACCATATTGACTCCACCCTCGGACTTAAGTGAACCCATACCTCGTGTTGATACACCAAGTTTGGCACCTTCGTCCATTAGGTTTTGTACAATTTTACCCATAGGTGTATCCATAATTTTAGCTTTACCATTAAAGTTTTTACCTTCACACTGAAGATCTTTAATGATGTGTGATACACGATCTAGATTGACAGTTGGACCCTTTGGATGGTTGAGTTCACCAAAGGCTCTATTCTTTTCCACAAACTCGTTAATATATGAGTCCACCTTCGGAGATAGAACTTCCATTGGGTAGATTCTACCATTTCTGTTTTTCTGCTCTGCTTGCATGAAGATGCCAGAAATGAAATAGTTCTTCTTCCCATCGGAATCTTCAACTAGCAACTCAACGTCTTCATTCATTTCTGTTATTAGTTTCATCAATATGCATCCGTTCCTGAGTTTGCAGCACCACCGGCTTTACCCATGGCTGCTAGGATTTCTTTTTTCTTCTTGGAAAGGTCGCCGGGTTCGTCTTTAGGAGCACCATCTGGTCTTAGGTTGTCTGCACCCTGTGGGGTCTTACCACCTTCACCTTTTGGTTCTTCTTCGTCGTATTCTTCCTTAACTGCTTCTTTATCCTTAAGAGCAGATTTCATTGACTCTTCTTTATCACCATCTTTATCGAAGTCTAGGAAGTCTGGCTTACCCTTACCCTTCTTGTGTCTTTTCTTTTCGCCAAGAAGTGTTGGTGCAATTTCAACGTACATTTCATTTAGGTGGTTACCTAACTTCTCGTAAAGAAGATCATGAATTTCGTTTTTTGCACCGATTAAGTTCTCATCAATTAGTTCTTTAATAATTTTGTGTGTACTCATTGGTGTCCTCATTTACTGGGGGTTTGTATAAACTATGTATATTTTTTAGGCTTGTGGAGGAGCTGGTGCCGGAGCCTCTGGTGGTGGTAACATTCCGGGAGGAGGTGCAGCAGCAGCAGCTTCCATCTCAGCTTTTTGTCTCTCTGCGGTGTTCTGAGAATCAATAAGAGTTATTTCTTCTTCGGATTGCTGTAAAATATGCTTTCTTACATATTCGGTAGAATAATACTTGCCAACTAGTGGATCTATTTGACCCAAAAGTTGCAATCTTTCTTTAAGAATTTCTGTGTCTCTTAATTCATTAAAATA